TCACTTGTGCCTGTTTATTGAAATTGTGCCCGGAATTGTGCCCAACTGTGCCTGCTCCGTGACCTCTCTGTTCTCTTCGTAGAGAGCGGCGACTTGCTCACTGGCCTTCTTAAGGTCTTCCTCATTCGTGATGTTGTAGCGGTCGAATACGCTGCGCGTCTTGTGGCCGCTGATCTTCATAGCGACCTTCTCTGTCACCCCTGCCCGTACCATGTTCCTTACGGCCGTCCTTCTGAGGTCATGTAGCAGCTTACCCGGCATACCGGCTCTCCCACAGGCGTTGCCCCAGGCTTCCCGGAAGTCCTTTAGCCTCTGCCCCTCGCGGAAGAATACATAAGGACAGGCAGGATAGGCAGAGTCGCGGATCGTCTTCTGATTCAGGATCGCCTCGTATAGCTCCCCGGTGAGATAGATTATCCGGGCCTCGTTGTTCTTCGTGGTCCCGGCCTCAAGAGTGACTTTCCGCTCGAAGACGTTTACTTGCTTCCAGGTCAGACTTAATATTTCCTCTTTCCTCATCCCGGTAAAATAGCCCATCGCGAGTACAGGCTTGAGGTAATCGGGAAGCTCATCCATAAGCCTGACATACTCGTTGTACTCGAAAAATCCGGTCCGGACGTTGTTCTCTGCAAGATGCGGGACGTGTGGAAGGAATAACATCTTTGGGGGCGTGCTCTTCGCGGCAAGGGAAAACATCCGCTTGAGAGCCGACAACTCCCGGTTGATCGTGGCGCTCTCGGTGCCGTGGCCCTGCCGTTCAACAATGTAGTCCTTTATACGCTCAGTGGTGATCTCGGCTACCAAGCAATCAGTGAACGCTTTGTCAAGGTGCCCCTTACTGTCTTCTGCCCGCTCAAGGGATTTCTTCTTGTTTATCTTGTAATCTGTGATGAAGTCGGCCGCAATCTCGTCATACTTAATCCGATCGAGTTGCAGCCCTTGAAAGCGGCCCTCTACGATCTCCCCTTCCCGCTTCTTCAAGAGCCTTTTGGCCTCGCCTTCTTTGTCGGAATGGCTGCTCTCGCGGTAAGGCTTCCCCTTCCGGTAATACTTAATCCACAAGGTGTTTCCCCTCTTATAGATCATTCCCATTTACTTTCCCCCTTTCCCTTCGGTCCCCTTCAGGCCGAAAGCCTCATCCGTCACAAACTGTATGAGCACAACCGGCTTTCCGTTCTTTGTGACGGCTACCGGTTCCTTGGTCGCCTCGATCTCGGAGACGATCTGTGTTGCCCTGGCCCTTAACTCGCTTACGGTTATGAATTTCATAGGTTCGCTACCTCCTTCACTACTATTATAGCTGCTATTTTAGTAATGTCAAGAGATATTCTTATGGTTGAAACATCTTCACCATGGTAGCATGTGGGCAGAAGCACAAAACAAAGGGGATGGGCGGCATGAATCCAGAGATTTACGTGATCCTTGAAGAGATGAAACAAAAGCAAAATCAGGGTCCTGTAGGGAGCAGCGAGCATCAAATTCAAAAGAGCCTCTCAATCGGCATGGCCCGTCTTCTTGTCCTTCTTGCCGAGGAAGCGGAAGCACGGGGCAAGGAAGCGGAAACGCAGGGAGTTAGATTCGCGGAGCAGACGGAAAAACTTATTACATTTACGAAGGCGCTCACCTGGCTTACCGTTGGGCTTGTTCTTATTACGGCGTTTCAAATCTTTCTGATGCTGAAAAGCCTTTCTCATTAGCAGATGCGCGTGTATCAGACAGACAACAGCGGCTAGCCACAAGATGATACAAATGCCGGGATATATTCGGTCGCTAAGATAGTGGGTCATTCTTTCTTCATCCTCAATGGGGAAACCCCGTTTTGTTCCGCTCGATATAGCCGTCTAGGTTCTTCACGCCCCGATATCTAAGGCATGTTAAGGCCCCATGTAAGGGTTGACACCGCCCGGCCCGTAAATGGTGTTGTAAGCGGCTCCCGGATTTATGTTCATGTTCTTATTGGCCCAGGCGTACTGCATCCCCGACCTTCCCAGTCCCGTCAGAAAGGTAGACATAGCGCCCGTCGTTGCCGATGAAGCCGCCACTTTGCCGTAATATCTCTCAAGATCGGCTTCGGTCTCGCCGCTGTACTGAATCCTTTGCTGTTCTTCCGTTGCCTGTGCCGCCGTGAACGCTGCTATAAGGAGCGGGGAGCCGGAAGTAATGTCTACTCCCGCCTTGGCGTAAAGCGCCCGCTGCCGCCCCATGAGGTTTGCGTATTGAGCCTCGGAGGTTTCTTCGTGCTCCTTCATCTGCTCGAGGGTGACATTGGCGTTGTAGTCATAGGCCGCCTGCTGCGCCTGACCCTGCTTATACTGGGCGAAACCGGACACGGCGGAGCTTACCGCGCCCATACCGGCAAAAGCCATCGTTGCTGTTTGAGCTTCCATTAGAAAACCTCCTTGAAAATTTGAGAAAACATGGTTACATCCTGACCCTCTGGGCCGTAGGCTCTTAATCTGCCCTCTCTCTTGAAACCTAACTGCCTGAATACGTCGCCGTAGCCGTCGAAAGCAGTGGCTTGCACCCTTCGAAACTTGCACGAAATTGCAATCTCGGGGATGATCTGCTTCATCATGTCTAATGCGATCTTGCGATACTTCTGAAAGAGCGAAGAGTGAAGTACCCATACCTCGCCCCGCTTCCATTTGAGGTTGATGATCCCGCCACAAAGAACAACCATCCCGTCAATTAGAAACGTGCGGGCGGCGCTCCCAGGAGTCAGATACTTCTCAACCATCTCATCTACCGAGACGCTACTTGCCTGGCCCAGGCCCTCCGCTTTGTTCCGCTCCATGATCTCAACCGCGTGGTGTTTCTCGAAAGGGACGATTTCAGTTTTCATTGATTTTCCCTCACTTTTTACCCACAATAAGGCTAACCCGTTACATGGCGCTCTCTATATCTGATCTGACGATCCCGGTTCTGCTTCGCATTCTCGATCTCCGCGCATTCAGGACACCTTTCTTGACGATTGCTAGCTGGCGTAAACATCTTGCCGCACTGACAGGGCTTCCCCTTCTCTTTTCCGGCCGGTGTCTTCGTAAGTGGAACAATTGTTCCGGTTTCAAGAGCCGGTGCCGTAGTCGTAAGCCCCAGGTCTGCCGGCGTCTCACACATTGAACAGGATCGGCAGAGGTGCTCGTCGATTTCAAACCCCAGGACGCGGCAAGCAATCATCTTTATCACTCGTGAAACCATTGTGTGATGCGCGAGTAAAGCTCCTTCCCTCGCCCGGCTCCGTAGGGTCTCAAAGCGTTTCTCTGGTTCATCACACTAACCCGTGCGCCTGTGTCCCTTGCGTACTCGTCCAGGAGACCGGCCGCGCCGTCCAGTATGTCCATGGCCGCCCCCAAAGCAGCAAACGTATAAGCCTGCATGGTCGGATAGACCACGGCAAGGGCCTTGTTGGAACACGCGAGCTTTTCCTTTTCGATAGCCTGAAGGCGTTTATAGATTTCTTCGGCCCTTCCGGAAAGCTTTGTTACATTAGCTGTGACGGCCTCGATTTCTTGCCGTATGGCCGCGCCGGCCTCGATGTCTCCCGCCGCCGTCTTCTCATCATAGGTGCGCTCCAGCAATCGGATTCTCGCCTCCGCCACAGCGACAAGGTTGGGCGTGCTCTCGGCCGACTTCTGAAGCTCCGCGTTTAAGGCGACTTCTTCCTTCTCAAAGGGGGCTATTCTCGCCTGATATTCCATATTGAGGTCTTTGCGGAGATCCTCGATGTCAAAGACTCTTTGGTTGGCTTTTCTTTCCATGTGCCCGCCCTCCTGTTTTGCCAGTCTCAGGTCTTGCCAACTTCAGGTCAGAGAAGCCATCCATGGCATCGTCATCTTCCTTCGCCGCCCGCTTGTGTTCGAGTTCCTTCTTGCCTCGAATGACTTCGGCGTGTTGCGCTTGTGCGAGTGCGTTCACGTCTTCGGGAGACGCGCCGGGCAGTGTTCCGAAGTGTCTTATTACCGGCGAATCCAAGCTGATCTCGTGTTGTTCACCTCTGAAAAAAAGCCTCCAAAGCCTTAGGTCTTCACCCGCTGTTGCGGGGCCGTGACAATCTTTTTGACATTCTAAAAGCATACTGTGCCTCCTTATTGGCGTTTTCCAGGCCGAAGCCTGTCTACAATCTTGATGATGTCCGGGAGCACCTTCTCGTCGGCCTGGCGATCCCCGGAAACCTGCTTCCGTAAATCCGTGAGCGCCCGAAGGGAAGAAGAATCGATCAGGCCCAGGCCGTCGAGGGTCCCCAAATAGTGGCTTAAGGTTTTTCCAAGATGGCCGTACTTGTGGGCTTCAGTGAATGTGTCATGGAGAAACATGGGTAGCTCTCCGATCACCATCGAATCAAGCCCCATATTAGACCCGTATGCCTTCTCGCGGGGTAGCTCGACGGGCGTGTGGGGGGCATATGTCGCGTCGAGCTTTTCCTTCATAGCGGGGGTTTGGTTCGCGTCGCCTTTGGGGCTATTGGGGTAAAAGGTCTGTTCCGGTTCCACGTGTACTACCTCCTTAATCAGTTTTTGCTCGGCCCCGGATGGAGCCGGGTCTTCATGCTTCGGTGCTGGTTGCTGCGTGCGATGCTCGTCACTGTCTACCACGGGGGAGGTAGGGGCGAGAGATGTCTCTCCGCGTACCTCGGCCTCAAGCTTCTCGATGACGCCCTGGTAATCGTGGGCGAAAACGGGGTCCGCCGCCGCCATAGCCTTATGCCAAGCCAACAAATCACCCAACCACTCGGGGGTGTTCACTTCCGCCGACCTCCGGGGTGGAGCGGGCCGCTGTGCACAATTGTTCGTATCACATGGACGGGCTTATCGTAAGCCGGGACCGCTGTACCTTTGCCGGTTTGCCTGTCGCTGTCTGCCAATGCGCCGGGACTCGCCTTGCCTCCGCCCTTACTCTGATTGTTCGCCATAATGATCTATCTCCTTCCGCCCCGGCTGTGGGGTGTGTGAACCGGGATTGGCGAACGAGCCGCTTTCTCCATATGATTCGCCACGTGATCCTTTGTCGATGGTACAGCTGCTCGCCTCTCCGCCTCGATCTGTTGCGCTGGAGGGGGGAGCGGCCCTGTTCCTGCCGGTCTGGTGCTGCTGTTCTGATCTGTCATACGTCCTCCTTATAATATGGGCCGACTATCTGCCGCGCCCTGTAAAGCCTGTTTGCCCCGCTCGCGGACCGGAGTGGTATGTTCCCCCTTCATAATGACCTTTGACGTGCCCTGGGAGGCCGTAGGGCTTGCTGTGGCTGATTGTAGAGGCAATCTGCCGCTGCTCCTACTCATGGTTCACGTCCAGGCCAAAATCTAAGGGGTTGTAACCCGCTGTCTGAAGCCCGAAGCTCAATGGGTCATAGTTCTCTTGCCGGTCCTGCATCCTCAAGAGCATCTGTTCGGCTGGTGTTAGCACGGGCTTTTCAGATACATCTCTAATGGCAAGCTCAAAGTAATTGGTCGCATGGCGGTAATGATCCGCTGCGAGCTTCCGGTATCTGTAGACCTTCGTGCCGCGTCTCTCATCCTCTTCGAGCACCTTCGCTGTATTCGACATCTGAGAGGCGTACAATTCGACTTCAGGACAGCGCCGGGGTAGCTCATACGTTCCCTTCATTACTGCATTGTGGGTCATGTCGCAAAGCTCTGTCCGGGCATAGGTGATAACCCCGGCCTCTTCGTCAAGGCGTTCACCCGTCTTAATTTCGTCCATGTACTGACACCCAAAGACGGGAAATTTCTCGCCCTGCCTAAATTCGCGGACCTTGCGGTTTTCCGGGTAAAGGTCGATTACTGCCCTCGCTACATTGAAGCGGGCTGCAAGGTCGTGAAGGTCTGAAAATTCGGCTACCCTGCCGACATAGAGAATCTTCTTCCGGGCGTTCTCCATCTTCCGGCCGATAACAACATGAAGCTCTGAGCCTACATCAACACCCATGGCGCAGCGATACCGTTTCTCGTCTCGGGCTATCGCGTCCTGCCCGCAACAGGCGTACACATCTTGAGGGGTGAGGCGATTATCGGCTGCTATGTAAGCCATAGCAAGTTTGCTGTTATAGACTTCCTGAAGGTTGCCATTTGGCGGGTCCCGATAGAGCTTGAGGATAGACCCAGGCTCGACGTAGAGCGAATTAAGCTGACTTATCCAATACCCGGCGATCTCCCGACCGGGATACTGCGGGACCCATCGACCAAGACGCGGGTAAATCTCGGAACCGCACTTGAGACAAGCCCGGTAAACAGTGCCGTCCGGCTTCTGTTTCAGGCAATCGGGAAAGGAAAGCTCAAGACAGGTATCGGCCCCGCACTTCTCGCAGCGAATCATCCACACTCTTTGATCTGAGGCGTTATAGCGGGCGTCTATGCCGTAATCGGGTATGCTCGGGGTCGATAGATAGGCTTCCTCTTTGACCGCGCTGTGCGAAAGTCTTTCAAGGGCTTCATCGATCATTGCCGGGTCCATCAAGTCGGACTCGTCAAAGACGGTCTTATCTGCAGGAACAGACCGAAGCTTTGAGGCGTCTTTCTTCAAGCCCTCAATCAAGGTCGTTGCCCTGGCCGACCTGAGATAAAGCATCGAGGTCCCGATCTGCTTTATGTTCGTGCTATCGGTGTTCCTGACGTATCGCCCAATGGCAGCCGGGTTGTTCGTAATCAGGGGATTAAAGCGGGCACGTGAGAAGTCGGAAACATCGTCACCTGTCGGGAAGAGGTAAAGAACGCCGGTAGGATAGCGACCGTTGATCTGTCCGTGAAGGCTGCGAAGTACCTCCACTTCCGAAAAGCCCATCTGTGCGCCCTTCTTGACTACCCGGACCCTGGCCGTGCTCTGCATAGGCTCGATCTGATATTCATGGCCGGTTGTCGTGAAGACTCCGGCTTGCAGTTGAATCTTGTTTATGTGCGCCCAGTACCAGGCGTCCACGGCCGCAACATCCTTCGGGGAAAACTTACGCTTCAACATGGGGACTCCTATGGACAGGGGACTTTTTTATCGGGTTGGCATGGAGAGGAAGAGGTGAAAAATCGCCGGGCGGGGAGGGGGTAGGGGGGCTATCTGTCCGGGCATAAAGCATGCTTCCCCTCTTCGCGCGTGTATAGTCTTTACAAGCTTTGTTACCTCTTACCACTAAAGAATCAGAGCCTTTCTGCCTGGCTGTTCGATCTCGATTCAAAACGTAAACCTCGTCTTGTTACGCTCGATATAGGTGTCCAGGTCGGCCACGTCCAGGTGCACGCGCCGACCGTCCTTGATGTAGGGAAGCTTCCCGGCCCATAGCATTTCTCGAAGCCCGTCAACAGTGCGGCCCAGGTAACAGGCGGCTTCGGGGACACTATAGAGTCTCTTCGCCGGTCCCTTCGGACTCTTCCGGGACGCCTTGTACTCTGCCAATTTGATCGCGGCCCTGCCCATCTTACCTACACCTGACCCATGCTAACATCGGATATGCAATCCAGTGCGCCCTTGAAAGGGCTTGCTATTGCTTGTCTTTCCGCTGCCTGTGCCCATAACTGTGCCCGCGCCATTACTCTCCGCTCCCTGCCGTGATCGCTTTCGCCGTCTCGCCCAGCGCCCGGAGGCGGGCAAGCTCGCGCAGTTCTGTCTCTTCCTCTTCGGTGTAGGAAGACGGGCGAAACTTCGCGTTGATGTCGATGTCCTGGCGATCCGTCCAACCCATGTTCTTCAGGCAGAAAATCCCGGCCGCAGGGTTATTTGAATCCCACATGCGCTTTTCGTAGGCGTACTCGACCATGGCCTTGAGCTTTTTTGTTGCGTTTATCAATGCGGGGTTACTCTCTACCTCCTCATATTCGCAAAGGGTCTTTCTCGTTGTCCCGAGGGCCAAGGCAAGGCCGGTAATCGTTATCGGCTCTTTCTTTTGAACGCAGTCTTGGAAGTAGGCAAGGCCCTTTTCCATTAGGCTCTTAGCGGTGTACTTGAACGGTCTGCCTGGCTTCCGCTTCGCTATCTCGCCCATATCACCCTCCGAAATCGAGTTACCTTTCATGTTCAAAGTTACCTTTGTTACTCACTTTTATACTTTTCCCTATAGGAAAGTGAAAAAAAGGAATAATAGTAAAACCGGGTAACAAAGGTAATTGGTAACTATTCATATCAGGCATAAGCCTCTTCGCTCCTTCACGTTGCCCGTCCCTATCGAGGTCGGGAAACCCTTCTCTTCCAACACTTCTCCGAAGGTACGGCGGCCCAAAGGTTCCTCTTTGTTCTCGTCCGCCCAGCCGAGATAAGCCTGATAGAGGTCTTTAAATGCGGCTTTCTCCCCCGGTGCGACGTGGCATTTCTCATGCATGAAGTCACCCAGTACGTCCATGTCGGTGAGATACTGGCTCGTCGCGTCCCTTACGTCCTTGGACCAGCCTAGGCCGTCCTCTTGCCATTTCTGGCAACCCTCCACGGCCCAGGCGAGGATTCCGGGAAGTTCCTCTTTAATAAGGGTCTCGTGAAAGTTCAAAATGCGGCCTTCCTCGGGGATCGTGACCGTGAACGGGATAAGGCGTATCCGGCGCGACATGGCGAAAGTGGTGTCTTTAATGACGGGCTTGTGGTTCACTCCAAACCAAATCTTGAACGTGGGTTCAAACTCAAAATACTCACGATGTAGAAACCTGGCGGCCATTTCATCCCCCCCGGTCATGGACTTTATCAGTCCCTCCGCAAGTTTTCGGCCTCTCTCCGTCTCTATGGCAGAGACAAAGCGGCTGCCGTTAAGCCGGGCTACATCGTTTGGTATCTGACTCCCCTTTTTGCTTATGAAGGTATCCATTCTGCAAGTAACGGCGTAGGCGTCGAGCATCTTGGTCACAACGTTGAGAAAGGTACTCTTGCCGTTCTGCCCGGTGCCGTATAGGATAAAAAAGCACTGTTCGCCCGTATCGGCCGTAAGTGAGTAGCCAACGGCTCTCTGGACAAAAGCAATCAGCGTATCGGACCCGGCAAAGATCGTCTTTAGGAAGGCCGTCCACTTCGGACAAGCGGCCTGCGGGTCATAGGCAACAGGGACCATCCGCGTGATATAGTCCTCTCTTCGGTG